CTCATATAAAAAATATGACAACTTTGCTAAGATGTTAAACCTACCCAATAAAATGATGTCGCCCTGTGCAGTAGCAGTATTTAATACAAGATTGCCTGACACACACCCTGACTTTATTAAGATATTTTGGGAAGTTGAGGAAGGAGCAGAATATTTAACATTTCTAAGGAAACTAAAATGACAACTAAACTTGTTCTATTACATTGGAAAGATGCTGTAACACCTACTCAAGGGTGGACAGATATCAATGAACTAGAAACAGAATTAGCTGAGTGTGTTTCTGTTGGATTTGTTGTAGAAGAAAATAATGAAACAATAACAATCGTATCTCACATGACAGGAGATAACGAGGGAACTGATATTGATGGTTCATTAGTATTAGATAAATCGTGGATTAAACATCGTGAAGATTTAGTAATCCCATACACGCCTGATTTTGATATAACAGGCACAATTCAATCTTGGTTGGAGAAAAGAAATGCCTAAGAAAATAGATAAAGAAAAAGAACAAGCCTTTATAGATGCTTTTTGTGAGGGAGATACTGCTGGTAATGCAACTCAGTCTGCCATTAAAGCTGGGTGGTCTAAAGATAAAAGCCCAAGACAGCAAGGATCTTATCTTAAAAAGAAATATACAAAAGAGATAAGGGAAAAGAATGAGGAGAGAATAACCTCAACTTCAGGTATGGCTATATCAGTATTACAGGATTTATTAAGATCAGAACAAGATGCTGTCAGATTAAATACAGCTAAGTTAATTTTGGAACTTGGAAACTTCTCTAGCCAGACTATTAATCTAAATGTAGATAACACCAATCAAAAATCTGATGATGAGTTGATAGCTGAATTGAACACTTTAATGCAAACTATCCCTAATTTTGCTCCAAAGATGAAGGGATATGCAGAAATGAAAGAAGAATCAGAAGTAGTCGATTCTAACGAGCAAATTGATACCGAGAAGCGTGTTGTAAATTAGGCATGACTGGTTGCCTATGGAAACCCATAAAAATGGATTTTTGGGGTATATATGGAAGCCGATTTCTTACCAATCGTACTTAGAATCGTGATATAAACCCTTTGAAGGCTTTTTTTGGAGTTTCCGAACTTTAACTTCGGATTCTTTAAAAGAAACTGTTTCAGGTAATCTCTTAGACTCGGCAACTACTTTCCTTATTGCATCTTTTTCATCTGTAGCCTGAGTACAACCACTAAAAGTTACTGTAGCCCTATAACAATAGTAATTCTTTTTCATTACTCTTTCTCTTTAGGGTAATAAACTTCTACATAAGAACCACAGTTAGGACATGACAAGTTTGTTACAATAGAATATTCTTCACTATCTTCAACATCGTGGTCCCCGCCCCAAATCAATTCTGTATTACAATGCCAACATTTCATAATTATTTATCCTTTAAAAAAGTTAATTTTTTTTCATGTATTACTTATCTCACTCTTTCTTCTTTTGTATTCTTGTTTAAGCTCATCTCTAAACTCAGGTATATCTCTAACATATTCTTTAGCAAAAGTATTTCCCCAGTTTTTTAAATCAGACATAGTGCTTATAGTGTTTAGTTCTCTAACTATTTTATTAAAAGCCCTTTGGGTGTATTCTTTTCTTTTTTCCTTTACAAGCATCTCTTGTTTTTCTATGTAATCATCTCCTTTTTCCACAAGAAATAGTTTTAAAAGATTAGAGCAAGACCAAGGATATTCACCACTACTATAAGGATCATCTCCTGTATCATGTCTTTCTAAAAGTTTTATCTGATCTCTAGTAAACATACCTGTAATTTCATTCTCTCTTAAAAATTCTCTTTTGGTTTTATTTATTCTACTCATACTGCACCCCATTGTTCTGCCATAGCTTCTGCTATGCCTGTGTAAAATTTGCTTCTCTCTTTCCCTTTTTTAGATCCAAGATAATGTATCCTTGTCCTAACTGCGATTGGTAATTTCATCATTTCTTCTTTTACATTATTCGTTTCTTTCAGTTTAGGTAGATTTTTAAGCCATAAACAAGTTCTTTTCTGTTCTTTATGTCCAAACTGATAAGGATTAATCATTTGGTCTGATTTTCTTATATGACTTGATATAACACTAACTGGATTTTCTATAGCTATTTTTTTTATTGGTGCTTCCATAAGTTTTCTAACAAAATCTAAGGCTTGTTCTCTAAGATACATTGGTTTTCTACCCTCAGTAAACCACCTAGCACCACTAACAGAAAGATGTGTGCATGGTGGGTGAGCAATCATCATATCCCAATCATCATAAAGAACATCAAAGATATCGCCTTGATAATGCTTACCCTCGGATTCTGTTGGAAGAATATCGCAAGACATAGCATCGTGTCCTTTTCTAGTAAAAGCATCTCTAACAATTCCGGAGTATTCACAAGCTATTAATATTTTCATGAATCCCCCAGTTTTTCTAATGCAGTTTGCTCTACATTTATTAGATGTTTTATTAGTTCTTTGTAATCTTTTTTAATTTTCATATACACTCCTTTTTTTAATCCCATGATAGCTGATCTTGAAAAGTCTGACCACACGAATATCCCATTATGACAATGTAAGCACTTATCTACACTATCCTGGAAAACCACCTGTCCTGTTCCATTACAAAAGAAACAAGTAGTATCGGTAAATAATTCTATTACTGCTGTATGTGCTATCTTTTTGACAAGTTTTTTATCTTCCATTTCAATACAAGACTCAGCATATTTAATCAAATCATGTGTTGCTGATTCATCTTCTAAATACTTCCCCATTAAAATATTAAGCTCGGCTTTAACAAGATTAGCATAGGATAGTATGGTAGATACTTCTTGTGGCGTTATGGAGTCATGCGACTTGCCACTCCCAATACTGCCCATATCTAATGACTTTGGTAGTAAAATGGTAAGTAAATCTAATTTCATTATTTTCTCCAAATACGATATTGTAATGGCTTACCAATTTCTTTTACTTGCCTAAAAGATAAAGGTATTTTTTCTTCCCAAGCCCTATGCCTGACTGCGTCAACCACTCGATAGTCATCAGTAAGGAAACTTTGTCCTGACTTCATATTATATAATACATCAAAATACTCAGAATATTTGCTAGTACCTCTAACTGGTAGATTATCTTCTATCTCTATCATGTTCTCCTCCATTGTATAAATTTATTAAATGCTATATCTTTTTTAGTCGTTTCAGCTACAGTTATTTTCTCCATATGTTTATGTAAACTTTTTGCTGGATCTTTTGTTTTAATAGTTCCATCTCCCAGGAGTACCTCTAATGCTTGTTTTAAATTACTAATAACNTGGTAGTTNGGGCTAAATCTTTTAGTTAAAATATCCATTTCTAATGTATATTGGTTTTCTTTATCAGTAATTAATTTTAAAAGAGTNATCTTTCTGTTATAAGAACAAATCAAATCCACAGTATAAGAGTGAGAATCAACCCTCATAANNTTTACTTCTTTTTCTTTTAGATATTTTATAATCTTNTTTAATCTCCTTTTCCATTCTGCCCTGTAATCCCAAGTCATATCCTCTCCTTTATGTATTGTAGTAGTTCTTCTTGACTACCATATTTTTCTTCCCAAACTTTGTTGCCTAAGTGATGTATTCCCTCAAATCCCTGATGATGGGTATGACACAAAGGCAAGGCATGAATACTTTTTTTACCCATACCTGCCCCAGTAATATGATGTATACAAGGGGTGGAATATACACCATATTCTCGTTCACAAACCACACAACCAAACTCAACTAACTTTTTATAATGTTCTCTAGTTTCTTTGTTTGGTTTTTTTGCCACTTAACTTCCTTTTAATTCTTTTAATATCCATATCGGTTAAAAAGTATTTCTTAACTTTCTTATTGTTTGGTAACTCTACCCATTCATCTTGGATTGGAACACCTGACTCTTTTAAATCTAGTATTCTTCTAGCTCCATACATGGTAGAGATTGGTCTTTGTGACATATCTAAAACTGTTAACTCTTTACCCTGTAACAGTTTATTAAATATCATTTGTGCCTGGCTTTGCTTTTCCATTACTTTCTCCTATATTTTTGCTATTGTTTCTTGTAAACCATGAATATCGCATTTGAGATCAGACTTAATGTTAATCAATGCGAGTCTAGTATCTTGGTTTATGTTGTTGTTATCTTTGTGGATATAGTCATCAATGGCTTTTAATAAGTTTTGACTATTCTTGAGCTTTCTAGTCAATCGAATTAATGCCTGATTTTCTTCTCGGTCTGCCTTATCAATAAACTCTTGTTCTAAGTCATTCATCTCTTTTCTCCTGTTTTTTATTGATTTAATCTTGTAAGTACGCTACTAAAAGCTCATCAATATCATTTCCATCTTGGTCATAACCTCTACCATAAAAGTTCATTCCTCTAAATTTACATTTAGTACGACAGGTACGACATTTTTTGTTTTTCAAATCTTCTAATTCTGGTTGTTTTTCTGTTGTCATGTTGTTTCTCCATAGTTTTATTAATGTTAAGTTATGGGAAATCTGTTGTCAATGTGTTTTTTTTAGGAATAAGAATTATACATTTTGTGTTCTTGATTCTTTGAAGAATTTGTTGAACGAAACAAATCGGCTTGTATATTATCTATTCTGAGCAACCATCTCAATTCTTGTTCATCTCCTTTGAGAGCCGATATTTGAGCATTTATCTCTACAACCTTTGGATTGGTACTGGCAATAGCTTTTTTGGTCATTTCAGTACCTTTTTCGACCTCTAAATAGGCTCTATAGATTAATTCTTTTCTTTTTTCTTCCAGGAGATCTAAATTCTTGGTAGTTTCTCCAAGTTTCTTGGCATTTTCCCTCATATCAATAATGAGTTTTTCAAGCGATTCTTCATTTAATTTTATTTTCATCTGATTTCTCCAAATAATTATATACTCTAGTAAAGAAAAATGTTATAAAAGAATTTTTTCTTTATATATATATTTATTAATATATATATTTCTTTGCCCTTGTTTTTGTTTTTAATTATATATTATTTATACACATATATATAGGCAAATTAATTATATAGGCAAATTAATAAAATATATTTCTCTTTACATTATTAAAATATTCCTATAATCTTATCTCATACATAAAACATTTGGAGTTAAATATGGAAAAATTAAGTTATAAGACTGTTTGGGATACACTAAGTGTAGTGGATCTAACAGGAAAAACTGAGGTAAAACAAGGATTCACTTATCTTGCTTGGGCATCAGGCGTATTCGAGATGAATAAATACTACCCTCAACATCAAATTACATGGGGTTTACCTAAAGTTTTTGAAGATGGAACAGTAGAAATTTATTGTAAAGTTACTATTGATAATCTTCATAAAGATATGTGGTATCCAGTTACCAATTATGCTAACAAGCCAATACCAAACCCTAGTTCTTTTGATATGAATAGTGCAAAAATGAGAGCCTTAATGAAAACTTATGCCATGTTTGGTTTAGGTATTCAGCTTTTCATAAATGGAGAAGCTAAACCACAAGAAGTAGAAAAGCCTGATCCTGAAGTTGAAAAGATTGCTAAAGCTAAAGATAAGAAAAAAGCAGTAGAGTTGGCACTTAAAAATGGAGGTATCAATGAAAAAACAAACGAAATTAAACTCGGAGAGGCTATTGAAAAGGTACAATCTTAGAAGTT